CAACATTATGTGTTTCCTGTACAGCAAAATTTTCACGTACTTCAGGTGGTGGCTGTTTCTCCACTACTTTCGTTTCTTGCACCTGTTCTGCTTTCTTCGATTTGCTCGGCTTTTTGGATCGCTTTTTGGGCATAGTCTGCCCATCTGCGTAAGCTGAAAGCTTTGTTCTTCCGTCTTTTTTCATTCTTTAATCGTTTCATTAATCCTACATGAGATATATGTCTGCCACTATTTTTAGTTAGCCATAGTGCTACTTCTCTGTAGGAGTATTGTTTAACTAGAGATTTTGCTTTGTGTAATAAGTCTAGCTCTTGTTTTATAGGCAACAGCATACTATCATCTGTAGAGTCTAACTCATATCCAAACGGAACTGTTCTAGCTATTCTTGGTATGGGTAGCCACTCTGTTTCGTCATGTAGGTCAAGTGGTTGAGGGAGTTTCCATTTCCCTAGTTCTCTATTTGCCATCTGCCTTTTTCTTTGTTCTTCTTGTTCTTCTCTTTTTTCGTGTATACTTTTTACCTGTAGCAGAGGTTGCTCCCATAACTCGTGCTAACTCAGCACTTGCTTTGTTTATCTCCTTGTCATAGTCTGCTGTTCCCACTCTACTAGTTGGCTTAAACTCAGCAAACTTTTTCATTGCTGCCTTTTGTTTTGCTGTTACTTTACCTTTTGTTTTTCCTAAATTGTATACAGTCTTTGTAGGTGTTCCTGTTTTAGCTAAAGCGTCTATCTCTTTTTTAGTAGCAGTTTTTGTTGTTGTTGTAGTTTTCTTCTTACGTGTTTTACTAGTTGTAGTTTTAGTTGGAATTTTAGTGGTTGTTGTAGGTGCTATTGTAGCTTTACCTTTATCTCTCTGCTCTATCTCTGGTTTTATTCTATATACAGTTTTAACATGAGGATTGTTTGGATTCTTTTTTCTAAATGCTTTTACTTGCATCTTAGCTTCAGCCGCTAGTCCTCTAATCTTTGCCTGTGCTTTATACAAAGCTTCTGTATCAGCCTTGCTCATTTTTGATAGACCTCTAGCTATATCTGATCTAGCCTGATCTCCTACACCTGATAGTTTCTTCAGTCCTTTCTGTGATCCCTTTTTACTTACCCCTTTTAAAAATTTAAATACCATAGAACTACTCCTCTTTATTCTTAGGTGGCATTAGCATTACACCACCTGATGTTTCTACCTGAACTTTTTCAGTTTTAATTAAACCACTTCTATCTAGTAGCTCTTTGGCTGCAGACATCTTATCACGTATACCTAGCTCTGTTGGATCATACAAACCATTCACAACAGCCATCGCTGCCTTTGGAGCATTACGTGCCATATACATCTGAGTAGCTTCAAGTATCTCCTCTTTTAATCCAGTGGTAACTTGAGAGGGGCTAACACCTTTTGCGTATCCTGCAAGCTTTATTGCTTCCCCTATATCTCCATTTGCACCATCGAATAGCACATCTAAAAACTTTTGTTGTTTCTCTGTAAGCTGTCTCATGTCAGCATCTCCACCGTCTTCTAGCTTGTCGTAATCTACTATTTGGATCTTTCGCAGCCTTTGGAAACTTTTTCATTTGTCCTGCACTTCTAGCACAAAAAGATTTTCTTCTTGCTGCTCGTTTACCTTTTGGGTTTTTCTCTGTTACTGCTGTTTGTAATTTAGATCCGGGATTTCTTCTTCTATACTTTGCAACTCCTTTGGCAGTCATACCTGCACCTGACTTAGTGGGACGCTTGTCACCACTTTTAATAGACATTCCTTTCATGGAATCTCTTTTTGTTTTGCGTACCTTTGATGACATGTTGCTAGTTCAATTCAAAATGAGGACCATCAATAAATGGAGTCCTGCCAGATTTACGTCTTACATCAATGTAATTGTTCATAGCATCTTGCATTGGTCTTTCCCACTCAGCTATATTATCTATTGTCCACGCTGCTCCCCAACGTATTTTAGCTCCAGTTTCTTTCGCTGCAGCTTTCATTGCGTCAGCTATATCATCATACATTACGATGTCCCAACTTGGGTCACTGCCATCGTATGCCATTAAATCGACAGCGTGTGAGTATCCATCTTCCTGCACAAGGTGTTTGGATTTCATAGTCTGTGATCTTCCTGCTTCGTATAATCTTTTTTGTTCTGCAAGAGAACGGACACCATAAATCACTCCAAAGTCCACTTTGCTCAGTTCAATGGCACGTTTAACTGTATCTACCATTGTAGGATGTACACCTTCTAATTTATTTAAACTTCTTCCTGACAACTTATACATTTATCTAGTTCCCTTTTTCTTTTTAATAGTATGAGTAAGAAAGCCATTGACACTTCCCCCACGCTTAAACTTAAAATTAAACTTTGCTTTCAGAGCATCTTCAGCACGTTTGATTCCAAACTCCTCTAAGAAGCCCCCTATCTCTGCACCACTCTTGTAGTTCTTATCACGTAGCCTAGCTCTTAAACTTTTCAATGTAGTAACCAGATCTCTAAGTTGATCCTCGTTCATGTCCATATAACTTCCGTATTGTTCGGGAGATACAGAACCACGTTTATTTGAACCTAGTACATCTAGTATTTCATTCTCTACTTCATCTATTCTAAACTTTAGTTCTTTTTCAGGATCAACTCGTCTTACAGTTTTCTCTTCTTTAATCTCTGTTCTAGTTTCAAGCTTCTGATCCTGCTTCTTTCTTTCTGCAGCTTCTCTGGCTTCTTTATTTTTCTTTCGGGTCATTGCAGCTTTAACTGCAGCTTTTAATCTGGGCATTATTTTTTCCTCATATTAAAAAATTTACCTGCAGATCGTGTGGCAAAGCTTGCACTTACAATAGCTCCTAACGCTATCTGATACCACTGGGGCATACCTGCAAGTGCAGTAAACCCATC